CTCCCTTTAACGCCAGAGAGATATTTCTTTGGTACACTCTTAAATCTTTTATCTTTTGCAACCTTGCGTATCTTCATCTTCTTCTTTTTCTTTCCATCCTTGCTAGGTCTGGATCATGTTTAATTGCTTTCCTACCTTTTGCAATCTTAATAAATGAATTAACTCTAGCACTTGCCCAGCTTGATGGTGTTTGTCCCGGTCTTGTTCCAGAACCTACTGCTGCACCTAATCCTCTGCGATATACTTTAAATAATGATGTAGGTCTTATTTTATTCTTCCTTGCTAATGCTGTTAATCTTTTCTTTACTGATGCTGATAGTGTTGCCATTAATCAATGCTTAGTATTTGTATTGGTTCGGTTTTAAAACTCAACTCCCTATGCTCTTTGCTTCTTCCTTCTGTTCTATCTGCTAACTCTTTGGCTGCCTGTACATTCCCATCCATAGCCTGTTTTATTTGTCCTATAATTACTGCATGGCGAAATGATTTATCCGCTTCAATGTTTAATCTTTTTATGCTTCCATCTGTCATTTTCATCTTTATATTAATCTCGCTAGAATCAAGCAAGTCATTGGCTACATCTGCCCATGCTTCACCTTTCTTTGGTCTGCCTTTTGGATTACCAGATTGACCGGGTTTCCATCCTTTGCCTGTAACTCCGCCTAAGTTGTTTTTCTGTTGTTTATCAACCTTCGACACGCTCAACTCTTTTTGCTTTCTTTCCTGTAAACTCTTCCCATCTTTTAACTATTACATCACAGTAATGTGGATCAAGTTCCATGCCATAACATTTACGATTAGTTTTTTCACAAGCTATTAATGTTGATCCAGAGCCAAGAAATACATCAACTATTAATCCACTTTCTTTTTCATAATCATTTAAAATTTCAACTAATAATTCAATAGGTTTTTGAGTTGCATGGAATCTTTCTTTTTCTTTTCCTATTAAACCATTCCAAATAAAATCTTTTATTTTAACACTATCTCTTTTTATATTAGTCCAAATTAATTCACAATCTCCAAAAGATGGCATTGTATTTTTTTTATTCCATACAATCCAATGTTTTCCTTGTGGTAATAAATCAGCAAAATAATTTCCACCAAAAATTAAAACTTTTTTAGATAATGATAATAATATGGTAAAAACTTTCTTATTAGGTCTATTATCATCCCAACCACCCTTATATTTACCTCTTTTAATAGGTTTATTCTTTCCATTAAAACCGCCTTCACCACCAAAGCCTTCTGATCTTTTTATTCCATAAGGGGGATCAGTAAACACCATATCAGCTTTCTTTCCATCCATCAATATATCAACATCTTCTTTCTTGGTTGCATCCCCACATAATAACCTATGCTCTCCTAATATCCATAGATCGCCTTGCTTTGTTATGGCTTCTTCTACTTCTGGAATCTCATCATCTTCAATCAAACCTTGCTCTGGTTCTTCTTCATAGAATTGTAACTCATCATCTGTAAATCCCCAATCCATTAGCTCACCTACATCAAAATAATTTGCTAATGAATCATAATCCCATTCACCTACATTCTTATTGAGTCTAATGTTTAGTTCTTTTTCTTGGTCTATATTTAGATCAACTTCAACACATGGAATCTTATCTATTCCTAATTCCTTTGCGATCCTTAACCTTTGATGACCACCGACCAGAATGTTTTTTCTTTCTTTGTTTTTATTTACAATAAGAGGATCAACTAAGCCAAATCTTTTGATCGAATCTTTTAATTGAGAATGCTGATCTTTGGTAAGTTGGCGAGGGTTATACTCGGCCATTATTAATTGATTTGGTTTGTAGTATTCTACTGTCATATTTTTTTGTTAGTTGCCCGGA